TTATTTCACATCTTTTATTTTAATTAACTCATCAAAAACTTCTCTTCTTTCACCGTTACCTTTTGTTGCAAACTCAACAGAATTATACCAATCTATTAAATAGGTCGTTTGCTTAGAGTTTAATTGTTTACTTCCTATATACACAAATGCTCCAATCATATATGTAATATAGTCTATTCTTTCAGGTTCTTTCAAATTATGTTGTTCAATAAAGTCAATTACCCAATCTAACGCATCTAGCGATGTATTAAAGATACTCCTAATTTCGTCTTTTTCTAGTTTACATATTATACTAGCTTTGACATCAGACGGTATCGGACTGAAATTACTAGTATGTTTCTTTCCTTTCAAAATCTCATATGCCGCATTAAGTGCTGATAGTGGAATAGATATCTGAGTAGCCTTTATTACAAATAGCTTTTCAAGACTTGCCTGTCTTAATCTTTCTTCAAATCTTTCAGCATATTCCTTGTAGTAGTCAACCCCTTTTATTAACATCTCTGTAAGACTAACTTCAACATCTGTCACTTTACTTCCCGCTAAATTAAGTACTTCGAACCATTCTCTTTGTTCTTCCTCAGTTAAATCTCTAGCATAATTAACAGTATAATAATATCCTAAAAACTTATTTCGAACCCGTGTTAAAAGGTCTGAAACTTCAAATACTTGTAACGCTTTATGTTTTTCTAAATACTTTTTGAAAACATTTGGATCTTTATTGTACAATACCCCAACAGGAATTTGACAGTTCTTCAAAGCTCCTGTATTCATTATAAATTTACCCACCGATATATCTAATACAACGCATTTAAAATCTTCATGATCTGTATACGCCTTATAGTTACAACTTAATCTTTGTTGTCCATCATTTACGGAGTGTTTTCCTTCGAGTTCTTCACTATCTATACGCTCCCTATCAATGAAAGAAACTTGAGGGACAGCTAGGTCTTTATTCTCAATTACATTTATTGAAATTGGTGATACCGCCGCCTTACCTGTTAATTGGAAATTTAACAATTCAATCGACTTTTCAACTTTCCACCTTATATAAGTCTGAAAAATTGGAAGTGTTAGTTTCCTAGCCTCAATATCTTTACATAATTGTCCAAGTGAAATGGGTTTAGATTCTTTTGTTGGGTCAAACGTGGAATAATACTCAAGATTTTTATTAATTTTAATTGGCATAAATACCCTCCTCAATTTATATTTAAACTATACTTTATTTTCTGATTATAAAGCTTAAAAAATAAAAAGTCAACATTTAGCTGCATTAATGTTGATATTTTTTTTAGCTGCTCAATAAAATACAGTATAAATAACCCTTTTTTAAGCATTTATGCCTTGGCTGAAAAATTTAGCAGCTAACAAAATAACTTAATCAGACTGCTTTATTTTTTCATCAGCTAACTTTCGCTGCTACTTTTGCGATTAAAGACTTAACATGTTCTATATTGACCGTCTGTAATCCATACCAAGCCTCGGGCGTGGAGATAATGCCCGCCTTAACCAATTTGTTGACGTTGGCTGCATGTACTGGGTCAACTTGAAGTGACGCCTTGAAGTCTGTCCAGGCTTTAGGGTTATTTACATAGTATTTATGACATGCTTTTCCGGTCACGTCATAATGTAGATAAACGTCACGTACTGGGTCAAGTTGGTACTTTGTGCAAAGTGCCTTGATTAATTCCTTTAAGCTCTCCAAGGTTGCCGCGCTCATTGTGCCGTTATCGTCTACGTGACAACATTCAATTCCAATCGTGCAATCGTTCGGGTACGTCCCTAGTTTATCGGTCTTGTAAGACGCTGCGCCCACATGGTAACACATTTCATTATCCGGCACGACTTGAATGACTTCGCCCTCTAAACCAACGATATAATGAGCACTTGCATAAATTAGGTTTCCTTTAACGTCACGCTTACCCGCTTTAAGTCCCTCAAAATAGTTCCTGTTAGCTTGTGCGGTGCTCTTGGTATTAGCAACCCAGTGAACCACTACGCCTTTAACTGGCTTTAATTTAGTGCTTGGACGGCTGTATTGATTGATAGTAATTAAGTCCTGTTTAATATTCATGTTAACGTTCCCCCCTTGTAATGGCGTCCTTAATGTCCGCAACGTCGTTTTCTACATTCGTGATCTTCTCTGAAATGTTGGTCGTGATATTATTAATTGTGTCAATGTAACGCGTTTCCCTGTCTTGGTTGGTCTTGCTCTGCCAAACTATCAACCCCACCGACAAGGCGGCAAATATTCCGTTTGTGCTCAATACCGTTTGAATAATCTGCGTGAAGTCCATAAATAACCCCCTTAATTTATTCCATGAAAAAAGGGACGTTTCCGCCCCCTTTGTATGGTTTATTCGTTTGGTGTAGCTTCAAAATATCCCCTTTTTTCAAGTTCTGCCCTCGTCGCTTCTCTCCAAATCGTCGGCACTTGTTCCAATGTTTTCAACCCTTGTTGTACTAAATCCGCATATATTTTAACCACTATCAAACACCCCCCAGTAATATTTCTGCAAGCTCTGCAAGTGCCATTTGCAACTCTAGTTTTTCGGTTTCTTGCTTCTCTGCCAACTCTGCAAGTGCAAGTTTAAGGCTCAAATTTTCCTCAATAAGCTGCTGCGTTTGTTCCTGTTCAGATAGCAATAGTATTCCGTATTTCCCATTGGATAAAATAGTATTAAGTGCTCGCAACGAACTCCACCCCCCATAAATACATTATTGGATTTTGTGATATATTGGTTCTTTCAAGTTCAACCCTTAACCCAAACGTTGAGTGCATGAATTGGTCGGGGACTGTGATAAGGCTCTCGTCTGTAAGGTCGTATTGTATAATGGTTCCCGTTCTATCCAAGAAGTGCATCCGCGCAACACCCTCACCGCTTGTTTTTAAATACACCTTTCCAAACTTAACAAGTCCGTTCTTACCAACGTTTTGTACTATGTGCCCCTTTGCACAATTTGACGTCATTGTAACCAATATATTGCTATAGCTGAATGTTCCCGACGTCAACGTCCTTGCAAATCTAAGTTTTAACGGTTCATCTTTTGCAACTTCTCTTGATAATGTGAATGTATGGTTTCCAACAATGGCTGCCCCCGTTGCCACATTGACGGACGCTAATACAACGTCTGTGCTGCTAAGTATTGACATTGTAACACCGCCCGAACCCTGTTGATAACTTCCCCCCGTTGACAATACAATCGCCGCCGATATGGTTTTTCCAAGCGTTTCCCCCCTTGCCGTAAAGTTGACCGTTGTCCCTGTTTCTGTGAAATAAATGTTCGGTAAACTAGCAAACAAACCATTGTTCAAGGTTATAAATCGCCTATTGTCTGCCCCCGTTGCCATTGCCGTTCCATTGTGTGAAGTAACTGCCGAAAAATTGACGTCCGTCCACAACCCAAGTCCCGCCGATTGCCTGTTTTGGTCAACCTTAACACCTAAGTTTTTTATTGAATTAGCAATTTCGATTGACTTCGCCATAATTTCCCACATTATAAAATCACCGTCCTTTGTACATTTGAAAGTGTGCCGTTTGTATAGGTTATAACGTCGTTGTGTTCACCGGTTACCGTTGTTCCATTAGTCCCGTAAACCTTTACGTTTACCCCTGTTAGGTTTTCGCCCGTATAAGATAGTGTGGTTCTTTTTCTAAGCGTTCCCCCAATTTTTTCATCAACCCGTGTCAATCGTTCGTTTGTATAAACCAAATCATTGACATTGTTATATTTTCCGTGGGGAACTATGTCCGCCTTATGGGTTTCCACGGATTGCACGGCATTGTTTACGCCGCTTGACATGTTGGTTATGGTCGTTGACAATCCGCTCACGGTTGTTGATAATCCATTAATTCCGTCACTAAGTCGCTTTGTTTCTGTGTCTACCTTGTCCCAGTTCTGATTTAATGCCGTATCAATATTAAAGGTGCTGTCCCCGTCGGTTGCGGGGTTATACTTGAATAGTTTCAAAAAACTTGTTAATACGCCCATCATTGCCCCCTATCCATTGCAAAGGCATTTAGTTTAATACCTTGCAGCGTGTTTATTTTCATGCCGTGAACGTCTCGGATAAGCAAATACAAGAAGTGATATATAACCCCAAGGTGTGCGGGTTTAACTTCATCAATAGCAGCGTCCAGGCTGTCCAAGTCTGACGGTACACCCTTTTCACTGTTAAAGGTGACATGTATTTGACCGTCTGCCCTAAACTCTACATTGACGCGCCCGTTCTTCCAGGCGTCCGCTACTTGTTGGATTAGATGAATGTCTGATTTACCACTTGACCGCCAACGTGCAACAATTACCGCGCGGCGTTCCTCGTATGTACGCGATTTATTCGTTTTAATACCCGCTTCACGCTCGTATATATCAAGTGACCATGTTGCGGTGCTGACGTTGAGCTGCGCGGCAATGTCGGCAATATACGCGTCCATATCGTCCAAAGACAAACCCGCACCATTTAGCAACGCTAAAAGATACGGGTCTGATCTCATTTCTTTATGTAGGTTTTCAATTAATTGCTGACTACGAACCAATCACAACACCCCCCAGGGTTATGACTTGGCGGTCTGTTATCTCCACGTTTGCCGCTGCGTCGTTTAGCTCTAAGTTTGTATAATCCGCCACGCCCTCACAATCTAGGATAATTGCCCCAACCTTGGCAAGTGAAAAATAATTTTGTTTAAATGCTATTTGTTTTAAATACGCTCCTATGCTCTCGGCTATATATCCCCTGGCTTGCTCTGTAGTGTATCCAGTAAGGGGCGTTACATTAACCGATACATTGACGGGAACGGCTGCAGCACCCACAACGAAACAACGCGCCCCGATTGGTGCCTGTCCCTCTCCTGTGCCGTTACTTCCTGGGTCAATGTGCTGCTGAACCTTGGTAATTAAATCTGCGTCCGGCGGCTTCATTTCAGCGTCAATAATAACCACTGTGACGGTGTTCGCCCCCTGGTCTAGCGGGTAAACTTTAGCGTCGCCCACGCCCTCGACTTCTTTTGACCACATAAGATAATGATATTTATTTCCCGACGTTGGGGGTGTCCGTAATGCCAAATAATAGCGGTCTAAAAGGCTTGTATCTGTTTCAGCTTCATATCCCCCGTGTGTTGGGTCTGCGTTGGTTACGGCATCAATTCCGTTGATTGTGACGGGCATTTTGTTAATAGTTCCGGTTGCCACATTTCCAATAGTACCGCCAAGAGCTGCGCGAATGGCTACAACTCCGGTTGTGACAATTTCCTTTGTTTCATTTGCTATGAACTGGGTTCCGGCTTCGGTTTCAAAGATTGCCCCCTTGGTCACTGTTCCGGTTCCTGTCACTTGAACAACACCCACCGCATAAGTCGCAGCTTTCCGGTTTATCCCTTTACGCTGATAAATGAACCGTTCTAGGTCGTCCCCTTTAAGCTGCTCAATATCAAGCTGCTTGTATACCTGGTTCATTGTGTCCTGGATTTCCTTTTCTTCAATAGCAAAGGTTTTTGTCACGTCATATATGATATAACCAACGGTTTTGTCATATTCGTTTGATATGTTGTCCAGTATCTTTTGATGTAGTTCGTCGATAGTGTAATTAGTTAACAATAGCCGTCACCCCCTGGGTATTACCGTTTTTAAGAATAATTTTAAAATGTATATCTAAGCCGCGGTCTGTTCGGCTCACTTCAAAATCATTAATCGAACGTATTAAAACATGCTCGGCGCATTTCTCCTTTATTTCTTCCTCAAGTACCGCTTGAAGTAGCATAATAGGATACGTTTTTAATCCGATTAGATTGTTTGAAGATAACCCGAACCCCGTTTCTTTATAAACCTTTACTTTATTAATCTTGGTCTTTAATAGCAGCGTGACCCATTGCCTAACCGCTTCAAGCTCTGTACACTCTACAAGTTTACCGTCACGGACAACGTGCCGCCTGGTTTCAAAGTCGAATAAATAAACCCGTCCAAGGCTTGTTTTAACTGGGGTTTCTAGTTCCTCGATGTTTACTTCAATATCCGGAAACATGTCACTTGACCCCCTTTACTATGTCTATAATAAAAAATTTTTGTTCGTCTGCTGCGGGAATAACTAAAATCAGATCTCCTACCTTTAACATGCTCTTTAGTTCAAGTTTGCCCGTGCTCGTTCCGCTCTCGTTTGTCTTGAAGCTGTTCCAAGAACCGTTGTTTATTGAAATGCTGCCTGTCGTGCTCTCGGTTTCTGTGGTTAACTTAACATTACGCTCGTATGTCATAAGTGAATTACTAACATAGGTGTTTGAACTATCAAGCATTATTTGACCGTCCAAGATGGACGCTTTTAATGGCGTGGCACTTGTGACCGTTCCAATACATGCACCGATTAACTTTTTGTTGTCACGTTGCTTGAACTCTTTTGCAATATCACTTTCCCAACTCATTAAACGCCCCACCTTTCAACGGTCAAATCACAAAAATAGTTATTGTCATTTTTATAATTGTGAGTTACCCCTTTTACCAGGTATTCGCCCTTTAATTCCGGATTGCTCACAATGACCCGACGCCCCGCCACTATGTCAAAGTTCCCCAGGCACGGGAAAGAAATATCTTCCGTGATTTTGTTCAGCTCTTTTAATTTCAACTTTGCGATATTCTTCGCCTTGCTCACGTCCTCGGCTTCGGCGCTCTCAATGGTCTGCAGCAACCCAAAGTTTTTGATACTCTTGTCGTCCTTGGCTTCTGCAAAAACCCTTTTATTGTTTTCTTCGCTGCTCACAATGATTATTTTATTGCTCATGTCCTCAATGCTGCGCCCCAGGGAATAATCAAGTCCCACCCCGCTTATTTTGATAGGCTCACGGTGAAACGTCCGAACCGCTAACACTTTGCCAAACATACGCATATAGTATTTATTGTTTGTGGTTAGGGTTGCCATTTCCAATAGCTCTTTGAGAATGTCCCCGACGCCTACGTCCTTGTATATCTTTGTCACCTTAACGATCTTTAGGTTCGCGGGAAGTTCTACCGGAATACTGAATTTATTACATAAATGAATGATTGCGTCGTATACTGTACTTTTCTTGAATTGCACAATCACTTCATTTTTATTGAGATACCAACCTAAGTCCATACAAGAAAAGCCTTTTGTATGTCTGCCGCTCTCTCCAACAATGACCCCGCGATACACTTCACGGCTGCCGTGCTTCAAAATGATTTTGTCACCCACCCCAAATATGCCGCTTGATACGCTGACCGATAGAGTGGCGGCTAGTGTGTCCAGGTCATAACTCCAAGAAATGCCGCTTGATAACTTGGTAACGTCGTAAATGTCCGACCCCTTAATGATGTATATATTCATATCTTTTTCACCTTTTGCGGCTTCAATGACGCGCATTCCTTAATATCTAGCGTATATTGAACGTCCCCCGCCCTATCTATGCGATATGAAAAACTTTCAACTATGCACGGCATGTATAGGATTGTTTTACCCTTTTGATTCAGTATGTACACCTTCAAAACTTCCTGGTTGTCGATTGCTTCACCAAAGTATCGAACATAATCCCAACCCCTCAAATTAGCGTTTTTGTTTATCCAATAATAGTCATTGACCGGAAACATAGCACTTATTGAAAAGCTCTTTAAAGCCTTGCTGTTCTGTACGGTTATTTTACCGTCAAGGGTTGTGACTTCCTCGACTTCTACACCGCCCCCGTTGATTTCAAAATCCGGCGGAATGTGCGGTAAATACGCACCGTCGCCGGACTTGTTTATAAACAAGATATTCATTTTAGTTGACACCCCCTTTATACGTTACCAATAGCCATTTTGACACGGCTTGCAATCATTCCGCCCACTCGTTCCACTAGGTCATTATCACCGTAAACATTGCCTTGAATTGTAATAGGTACGGTCACGGTAACGCCCCCGTTTGCCGCTTTCTTGGACTTATCTGCGGGGATTACTTTCGCCCCGTTTGGTAGGTCTACAACCTCACCGCGTCCACCCTCGTTAATCCTTGCAAGTCCGCCCCTGTGGTACTGCGTACCCGTTGCAAAGTTCGGGATTGACGGGATATTTAAACCAAATTCTTGACCGCCTATATTCGGCACCCAGTCCGGAACCGTGAATTTTAACCCGTTAACCTTTGATACTAAAAAATTAAAACCCGTTGCAAATACTCTAAACGGCTGCATTAATAAGTTTTTGATTACTTCTATATGCCCCGCGGCAATCTGTTTGAGTCCCTCAAATGCCTTTGACCAATTACCCGTAAACACCCCAGTAAAGAAAGTAATAATACCTTGAAACGCCGTTTTAATCCCGTTGGTTATTCCTGTGACGGTGTTCGCTATCATTGGAAAGGCTGCCTGGAACGCTTGCCATAACTGCATGACATACGCCTTGGCTGCATTGAATGAAGTCATGAACGCCGTCGCGAACGTCTGACACCATGCAACAACCGTTTTGAAGTTGACCACAATCCACATTAACGCAGCAATTACCGCCATTAACACGATTGACCAAGGGTTAATACTTGCGACTAGGTTCATGGCTGCCTGTGCAATAATAGCCTTTTTAGTCCATAACTCATGTATTTTGACCCCTAGCGTCCATAGTTTCATGGCGGTAACAATTCCTAAAAGAATAGGGGCAACGGTCTTGAAGTGTCCCACAAAATCGCCTGTCAAGTATTTCCCCAGGACGTCCCAAAGTTCGCCCGCTACTTTTAGCACCCTACCAATGACCGTCATTGCTATGGTCATTCCCTGGTCAATCTGTGCGCTAATCTTCTGCAGCGTTCCGTCTGATTGCCATTTGACGAACGTGTCCGCAACCTTTTGAATGTATCCCCGCACCTTGTCCATGACTGAACCAATGCGAACGGTTCCGTCGTCCATAATACCCACCATTGAAGCAAGTCCATTCTTTCCAACGCCGGTTATAGTTGACCACATACCCTTAGTTGTTTTACTTAGAGCGTCCGCGCCGCCTTTGTAACGGGTATCCATTTCTTTAAATAGCAGCTCGGCAAGTTTGGCTTGATTTATGACGCTGCCTTTCTTATCGAATACTTCGCCCGCCTTGTCCAAGCTCTCCAAGGTATTCTTTGAAAGTCCGAACTCTTTAAGACGCTCAAACTCTCCCGACTTTAAGGCGTCAATCACTGCTTCGGTTGCCTGTTGCACGTCCTTGCCGGTTGAACCCGCCATGTCTGCGGTAATTGATAACCACTTTTGAGAAGAAACGCCCATTGCTTCAAACGAACTTGTCGCCTGGACGATTGCCCCAGTTTCAAAAGGTGTTTTATTGGCGAACTTAATCGCGTTTTTCATGAGCTTGGCGGCTTTCTGTGTGTCCTTGGTTGCTGTGTTTAGCTGAACCCTATACGTTTCATAGTCCATACCCTCTTTCAAACCCGTACCAATGCCCGCCACGGCTGCACCTATTCCAATACCCGCCGCAACCTTAGACATGCCCGCCGCCTTGTTCTTGAAGTCTGCAGCGGTCTTTGACATATGTGAACCAAGGTTACTAAAAGATTTTCGCATGTTGTTCTCCATACGCTTGACGTCACGCTCAAACTTCCGAACCTCTGCTGCAGAACGCTGAACAGGTCGGCTGAATTTGTCTTTAAGGTTCAAAATGACGTTAATTGCTTTGTTTCTTGCCACTCATAGCACCCCCCAACGCATTAAAAACGGGGGTTATTTTCCCCCGCCAAACATTGCCCTATATTTTTCAGCTTCTTTTTCTTGCTCATACCTCATACTTTCACTATAAAAAACCTTTTCGGTGAATGTGAGGTTGATTAAATCGCCCAATCTGTGACCACGGTTAATATAATATGAATACATGTTAAATTCCCCGTCGGTCTTGATTAGTTTTTTATTTCGTCCTCTAATCCGTCGAACCCGTAAAGTTTCAAGATTTCGTTACCGACTGTCATAATCTCCCCAAGCTCTAAGAGTGCGGAAACAATGTCAATCGGCTCTGCAACCTCATAAGCCTTTAAAAGCTCGTCGTTTTTAAACAACGGAATTGACTTGTATATTAATTCTTTGAATATCTGAACCATGTTGACCACATTATCATTTTTTGTAATGCTGTCCATTGCGTTCAAGATAACTTCATCTTTGCATTTTTGAATAAGAACCGAACCGTCCAAACTCTCAATATAAACTTCCTTTACTTTGAATTTGTCCTTTTTGTCCTTTGCACCGATTAGTTGTTCAATGGTTAATTTTTTCATTCTCTCATTCACCCCTGGTCATTAGATTAAGTCTATTGGATTGTAGTCTGAAAACTTGAAAGGTGCTTCGACTTCTTGAAGTTCCTTGCTTGCAAATTTCATCAACATAAATTCCGTAAACTGTACGTTTAAGATTTCGATACGTTCCGCACCATATGACGCGGGGTCGTCCAGTTTAGCCACAATTTTAATGCTTGGCATTTTACCCGTCTTAAAGGCTGCTTGCAGCATTTTAGTCAATTTACTATCTATCTTGTGGCAAACGATAGTACCCTCACCCGTCCAACCCATATATTTATTATGAGTGGCAAGGTCACCGCAAAAAGTCACGTCCTCAAAATCGCCGCTGACTTTAGCTTCAAAGGATTTACATTCCGCCCATAGTTCGTTATTTACCCAAATACGCCCAAATGTGCCGCTAATAACTTGATTTCCGTTTAGTTGTCCCATACTCTACCCCCTAAATTAGTATAAAAAAATACACCCTTTTGATGGGGTGTATTACATTTCAATCGTAAAGTCTAAATCTTCGATAGCATTTAAGAACTTAACTTTCGCATGAATAAACATTTTAGTTCTAAAGGTGTTGTTTTTAACTTGCTTTTCTGTCCAGGCGTCGGCTTCTGCCGTTCCGTTCTGTACCCATACCAGGCGTTGTTTTTCAACGTCTACACCCGCGGCATTGTCATAATTAGGGTCAAGGACTTCATCGATCGCCAAACCTCTAAAGTAAGAGTTTACGGCACTAATGAATAATACTTGATTATCATACATGTTTTTAAACTTGCCGATATATGTCGTTTTGAAAGTCTTGACAATATCCTCAAATACTAAGTCCATGCCCTCAACGATTGTGATATATTTCATGTCCTCGGTGTGCTCTTTGTCATTCGTCTGCAGCGTATTGATACCGCGTCCAATTCTAACCGTATCGTCGTCATTGAAAAGAATGAAGTTCCCCGCGTCAACGGCTGCGTCATTGTCGGCAACCTCTTTGACTGATATAAGGTCTTTAAGCTCAAAATATGTGACCGATTGGTCTAAGCGGCAAGCTGCCAAGATGCCAAGTAAACGCCCCAGGTACAAATGACCCGCTTGAACTGTACCGTCAAGCCTTATGACTTCATCATTAACAAAGTTCACAACGTGCATGTCGTCCGATAGTGTTGTCTTATATACAACCGCTTTTAATCGTCTAACACGGACTTTGTTTTCAGCTTTCACAAAGTCAACAAGTGCTTTTTGCTCTGCTGCCGTTGGTGTTATGTAGGCAATCCAATTTATGTCCTTAGAAATAAACGGCTTCGCTGCTGCGAACTTTTCAGTCGCCCCCAGTTTAATAACAATGAGCTTTGACACTTCACGCATGAAAACGTCTGAAATGATGGCGTAATTTTCCGCCGTGTAATCAGTTTCCAATACTTCCGTCAAGTTCTTATATGTCATGGTCTTGGCTTCTGTCGTTTGGTCTGAAATAATCAAACAAGCAACGCCTTTTTGACTTCTTGAAATTGCTGTGTTTGCCTTACCCATGAAAACGACTTCAATGTTTGGTAATCCTATCGCCATATCTTAACCCCCTATAAATTAGTTTCGATTTCCTCAATGTAGTAAGTGCTTTCCGGCTCTTGCTTCTTGATGAAATACTCAATATTAAAATCAAAAGAAAGAACACCATCATTGACGGTGCTCTCTGTGTCCATTATGTGAATTGTGAATGTCGGCGTGATCTGCAACATTCCATCAAAGGCTGTCTGCATTGCTTCGCGAACTTCTAGCAATTCAATTTTGTTATTCTTTGGGTCACTCGGAAAATAATAAACCGTAATTGCTGCAGCTTTCCGGTCAAACGCGTTCATTATGTTTTCATGGTCATAGCTGACCAAATCCACATAAAAACAAGGGCGTTTATAACCCTCTGAAACGTCTGTCGATTGTATTGTTATGGTCGGGAATGACTGTTTAAGCTGCCCGTTTATTGCTTTCATGACTTCTTTTATCATTTAGAACCCCCACCCCTCGTTTAAAATATCATCAACAAACTTTTCAACGTCCTGGAAATACTCGTTTGTGAATTGACTTTCTGCCGTTGCAAAGACTTTCTTGCCTGTTTGGTATCCAACAATTCGACCACCCCGCACAATGTTGTGACCGTCCTCAATTAAGTGGGCGTGTCCCTTGGTGTTATAGGTACGAATTGACCAAGTGTCCCCCTGGTACAAGTACGCTTTACCGCGCTTTATACCCGCTAAATACCGCCCCGTGTCTTTCTTGACCCTGGCTGCAGCAATTCGCTTAGTGTGATTTCTTAGTTTGTTACCCTCTTTTTGCAAAAACCCTTTGACCCGCTTATTTACAAGCCTGTCATTAAGTCCCCCTAGTGCTCTTGTAAATTCTTCAAGTCCGGAAAAATCAAAATCGCTCATTGTTCTAGTACCTCACTTGCAAAGATTTCTATTTCAACGTTTGCTTCATATGGGTTTAAAGTATAAAGGACGTCATATCGACGCCCCGCATACATTAAATAATGAGTGTTTTTAATATCCTTACCCGCCGCATATCTCACAATGATTTTATGCGTCATTTTTGCAAACTCGGTATTAGCACGGTTTCCCATGCTGCCTGTCTGCGGTATGAGCTTCCCCCAAATGGTTTTTATTAACTGGGGGCGGTGCTCTATCTCGTTCAGCTCGTTTTCGTTCTCAATCATTCCCCATACTTGAACGCGCTTAGTTAATTTGTCCGTCGTGGTTTGCTGTTTATAGTCCAACATGTCCGCCCCCTTTTTTATAGTGTTGGTATAGGTAACGTTTGAAGCTGCAACATTAATGATTGAATGGTGTACCGCATTTTCTCACTAATCCCACCGGAAAAGTCGCGCCGCTCGTACCAATCCGTTATAAGCATAAAGCAAATAACACTGGCTGCAGCTTTGAAATGCTCGTCCGTGATATGCTGCTCAAAGTTATCAATCGCCCCTTTAACCCGCATTTCTGCGGATAAAATGAGCATGTTTAAAACTGTGTCTTCGTCCGTGTAATCGCTTTCCAATCTAAGCCACGATTTAACGTCCTCTAGTTTAAGAAATAAAGGGGTCATTTAACCACCCCCTTAGACTAGGCAACAACTGGCGTTAATTCAACCTTAACAACCGCTTTTGTATCTACCGTTTTAACGTCGTATCTTTCGATTACGCGCATAAATGTAGCGTTTTTAGTGAAGCCGGCTTCTTTAGATACCGCCATTTCATACGCTTCACGGTCAAAGAATGTGATAAACTCGGCAATGTCACCAACATAGAACACTAATTTGCCCGCTGTTTTAGTGATTGAACCGTTTGGTACAACTTCAATTCTCTTGCCTTTAAACGCTTTCTTTGTTGCGTCTGTAAGGTCTTGTGTTAAAATACGTTTGCCGTCTTTGCCCTCTGCTTTGTCCAGGTAGTCAAACCCGTCCTGGTCTGTAATGATAACGGCTGCTGCAGCAATGGCGGGGTCAAGGTTCTTGTTTAACACTGTTTCAATGTCAATGTATGACGCACCTGTCACTTTTGTTGCTGTTGCTAATGCTGCAAGAATGTCTTTGTTTTCGCTTCTTACGGCTTTTTTTGCAAATCTACGACCCACATAATTTGTGAGGTTCGCTTTTTCATCTTGTAAAAGAGTGTTAGCGATTGGAATAATGTCCCCTTTGTCTTTTAACTCCCATTTCACTTGACCGAACTTGATAGTTGACTGATTGATTTCTGTTATTTCTCCAAAATCGACAAGTTCGTCGTTTGCTTCAACCTCTAAAGGCATTGACCCGCTAAGTGAACCAACTGGAACGACGTTACAATATGGTTTTAATGGGATTAACGCCCTTTTAAGTTCATTAATCTGTGTTTTTTGTTCAACTGGAACTAAAAAGCCGCCATCTTCACCCACTCTTTCGACAAGTGCGTTTTCTGCTTCTGTAAGTCCTTTACCAAGTACCGCTTTATTAAATGCGACTGTATCGTTTGGTTTAGTTGTTTTATTCAAGATTTCTTCCCCCTCAAAGTTTTCTAGTTCTTCGCGCTCAATTTGCTCTTGAAGTGCAATTTCTTGCTTTAAGTTCATTGCTTTTTCAAGCTCTGCCCTAACTTCTTGAACCTTGTTTTCTGCTTTTAACGCGTCAATGCTGTTCATGATACCGTCTAACTCTTTTCTAAGCTCTGTTGATTTCTTCATTAATCAATTCCCCCTATAAGTTGTATTTGAACTGTAATAGTTCGTTAAAAGCTGTTTCATCTTCCAATGAAAAAGCGTCCACAATGTCGGGTGTTGGTTCTTCCTCGACTTCGGGACGCTCTGTGATTGGTTTAATTAGGTTTTGCGGCGTGTTCTTGTAGAGCTTCGCGTCAAAGTCCGCATAATTTAACGCGTCTGTTTCTGATACCTTGATGTTGAAATACTGGGCGGCTTGCTCTCCTGTCAACCACGTTTCGGCGTTCACCATATCAATGATTGTCTGAATGTCCACGCCCTCTTTCAAGTTCTCGGAATAAACGTTGATAATACCGTCTTGAATACGGTCTAAATCGCTTGCCAACTTTCGCAGATCGTCGGCGTTACCATTTACACCCGCCCACGGTTTATGTATCATTACATAGGCGGTATTAGGAACGATTATCTCGTCGGCTGCGAACATAATCACCGACGCGATAGAACCCGCCAAGCCGTCAACGTATACGGTTTTTTTGCCCTGGTATCGTTTGAGCATGTTGTAAATTGCCATACCCCCGAACACATGACCCCCGCCACTATTGACATAGATATTAAGGTTTTTGCCCTTAACCTCGTCCAAGATGTTTTTAATATCTTCCGGACTTCTATCTTCCGGATACCATTCACTGACCCAACTTTCGTTTACTATGTCACCATAGAAATGAATGTCCGCCGTGTGTGCTGTTTGGTTTTTAACTTCAATCACTATTCCCCACCCCCTTTGTCATATTGTTTGCCCGCCTGTTCGATTGGGATATAATTACCGTTCATTAGTAATCTGTCCCCGTGCTCATGGTTCGCAACGTCTAAGACTTCGCGGCACTCGTTTGCGGTCTTGATACCGTTATTCGTATATATTGCTAATACTTCCGCCTGGGTCTTTAAATCCGCCCTTAGAATACTAGACACGTTAAATTTAAAGTGAAGTCCCACGGCTCTCTCGGCTGCTGTTAGCAATTTATAATTAAGTTCTTCCTCATACTGTTTGAGTATGAAAAGTAAGGTATCAACGTAAAATGAAAGGTTTTGTGCTTCGCTGCTTGCATAACTTGACTTGTCATAGTTGTTTATATGACTTGGTTTAATTCCAAAGGCTGCAGCTATTTGCAGCGCGCTATACTTTTTCAGCTCAAAATACTGGCTGTCGGTTAGCTTCAAGTCAAGCGGCGTCAACTTCATTCCAAGAGGAACCGGCACGATACGCCCCGCGTTTTCTTCGCCTAGTGCGTATTCTTCCAGGGTCTTGACTAGCTCGTTTTTCCTTGACTTGTCCAAGTCCCCGACGTATTCAAGAACCGCCCTAGCCGTGAACCCTTTTTTATTAAGGTTATTTAAAAACGCCTGGTTTGCCTTGTTCCCGTCCATAGTGGACTGCAGCACGTCTTGAACTGCTAAACCGACGATACCGTCGCGGGACATAGCACCTTTTAAGTGAATTATTTCGCTGCTGCTGAATATATACTTTTTCCCTGTCTTGGCTTCGGTGTACTCATAGGTTAGGCGGTTTTTAGTTCCCAAAATGCCCTCGTTGTCCACCAAGATTTTCACATGCTCACTATCTAAAACCCACATATCATTTAATTTAGAACCGCGCCAACGTGTCCAAATATAGGCGTTGCCGTGATGGTTCCGGTTAAATTCAATCAAAGATTTAAAACTAGATGGCGTCATATATGGGTTAGGTCTATGTTTCAATAGCTGATAAGTTTCATGGTCTTTGACCCTTATCGTCCCCTTGTCGGTATCTTGCAGCAAATCAATGTTTAACTTGCCGATTGTTTCGGATAATAGTTTCAAGCATGTAAAATACGTTACTTCGCTTAAATTCTCACCCGTTCCAAACTTACCCCCGAAAAGGGCGTTAATATCTGCGATTGAAATATCCCCCGTTGTGGTCGGCTGCTCTGTTACCTGGTTTCTTAGGTACTTAAAAGCCATGTTTTGAATAAACCCCAAATTCTCACCCCCTTAAAAACATATTTAGATAATCATCAACGCATGAATTTATATCAAAGTCATTGCCGTGCTGCGCGTTAATTGCGCCTTGCAACCCCATGAGCATGGCAATAATACCGTCGATTTTGTTTTTGCTCTTGCCCTTTGAATACTTGATATTTCCCGCGTCGTCCAATACTGCAACAACGTTGCGCGCCATGAACTCAAAGGCGGGGTTTTCGGCAACGATTAAACGCCCCTCAATCAAGAGGTTTTCAAACTCTCGAATGATGGGCGTCATACTTCTAAAACCTTGACCGAACCCGATAAGGGTAAAATCTTCCTCTAGGGCGGATTGTGTCGCGGGTGAACCCCAACGGTCAAAATAAAGTTCTTGAACCTTGTCGGTGTTCTTGATAAATCCGTGTAACTGATTAAAGTTAATAAACTGACCATTTAACCCCAACAAATGCCCCTGTTTGACCCATATGTCATAGGGTACTTTGTCCCGTTCCTTACGCTCTGCGATTGTATCAAGCGGCGTAAACAAATGCGGGTATATGATATATTTGTCTTGTTCATCATCATAAAAGACTTGAACAAAGGCGGTTATATCCTGGGACGCTGAAAGGTCAAGTCCCGCCCAGTTCGGCAAGTTCCGGATAAGGTTATAATCTACCTTGCGGGTTGCTTGCTGCCATAGCACCATATCAATGGCGTTTCTAATTTCTGACGACACATGTTGATTTAGGAAGTACCGCCTAAATGACAATTCACGGGTCTTGGACTTTGTGGCTCTTAGTGCCATGTTTTCCAAGTCCTCTAATTTACGGAATACACCCAAGGCGGGGTTTGCTCTATACCATTGGTCAACGTCCAAGATGTCACAACCTGGCTCGGCTTCAAAAATGGCATAATAAAAACTGTCGTCCTGGTGTTCCCCGTTCTCTATGCTCTTGGCGTATGAATATAGTTCCATTTCCAAATTGAGCGGGTTGTCACCGCTTGACGCCGTGGTTATGCTTATTCCTAAAGGCTCATTAAACACCCCTTGACCCGTCTTTAATTTGTCATATAGTTTCTGATCCGGTGCTTCGTGTATCTCGTCCATACAAAAAACTAAATCCGCATAACTATCCGCGTTCTTGGCGTCACTTGAAAGGACACGCAAAAAGCTGTTTTCATCTTTGCGGTATATTTTCTTTTGGCTGTCCGTTATCTTGCAGCGTTTTTTTAACGGTGTACCGTTAATGAAATGAATGATTGAGTTATACAATAACCCCGCCTGTTGGCTTGTGTTCGCTGTGATAATGTACTCCGCGCCGTATTCAGTTCTAAAGAAATACAGATAGGTCAAAATCAATGCTATAATGAACGATTTCCCATTTTTTCGGGGTATGTTTATATGAGCTTCGCGGTGTTTTCTTAGTCTGTCGGCTCTACGCTTAACACATAAAATATCTGTACAAATGCGAAACTGGAACCAAAGTAATTGAATGATAGTGTTTTTAGTACCCTTATCAAGTTTTAGTTTGCGGCTGAACTTATAGAAGCGTCGCGCTTCGGCTTCATCAAAATAGTATTTATCACTATTCCATTTACGCGCCTGTGCCGCGATTGCTTCGTCTAATGTGTCCAACCCTATGACGTCGCGGTTATCAAATGTCCTAAGTCCCACCGCCTGGGTCAACTTTTTATTCATCTTCTAACCACCCGTCAAGGTCTTGTTCTTCCTCTTTCGGCAACACCTCGTTTAACAAGGCAAGCTGTGAGTTAAAGGCTTTAAGGTTTTCCCGCAGCTCTTTTTGTGCCGGATTGACTTTCAGCGAACCCGTAACATTCTTCACGAACGCGCCCTCGATTTCCAAGCACTCTTTTGCTGCATTTATCATACTGATAAGGTCTAAACAGTTATTTAATATAAATTCTTCCTCTTTGGTCTGTATCTTGTCTTTGTACATGTCCATAAATGCTTTAGGCGTGACCGTTTTCGTGCCGAACTTTATCGCATGAACAACGTCGGTCAAGTCCTCGCGCTCTCCGCTCTCTACGGCGCGCGCAGCTCTGCGGTATTCTTTGTAATAGTCGTTATTGCTCGGCATAAGTCACCCCCTGTTTTTGCGTCTGTCCTATAGTCCGGTTTATCACACGGCACCCATACACCGCGCCCCCTCTTGATTTTCCAATTTAGGTCATTTTCTTTGGGTACTGGCTCGGTTAGAGCTGCAGCGCAAACGCCCTTATACTTCCGGTCAACCACATAGAAGTATTTGAACTGTTTCCCCTTGATGTGTTGTATGTTAAACTGTTCCATTTCTTCAAGGGTCGGGCGTACTGTAATTCTTGGGTCGTCATGCTTTCCAAGTACGCCCTTTAACCCTCTAGGGTGCAGCTTCACGCCGTCCCGCATGTAAAACTCACTTACAATGTGACCCGCATATTTAAAATTGGCTGCTTGGTACACATAGCCGACTTTCCCAAGCATACCGTCCGCCCAGGTGAAAAGGATTTTAATGTTTGGGTGATTGACCCGCAGCCATTTTATTAATTGGCTTAACATTTGACTTTCACTATTACGCGGCATATCCTCGGTCATGCACATGCGCCCGATTTCAAAATAATCACTTGTACCCAAATCCGGAAATAAAACTTTGATTGTATGTAGTGGTCTAGTTCCAAACCCCAGGGTCACAATTCCGACAAGCTCACCGCCCAGATAAAACCCTATAAAATGTCTTGTGCTGCTCGGCACGGTATCGCTGTAATGGTACTGTTTAACCATGTCAACGGCGGTTTGCTTATCAATCTCACATATTTCATATTTAATCCTACCCATTACAACACCCCCTTTTTTGCACACAAAAAAACCGCCCTTTTAGGCGGCTTCTTTTCTGTATGATTAATGTGTCAACCGTGTTCATTTTCGTGCATTCTGCACGATTTTAGAACATGACCTTTTTCCAATGTGTTCCCGTTTTGTTTGGTTAACGAACATTTATTTATTTGCACAAGGTTGTGCATGTCAAAATCCCGTTTTCTCGTATAGTTGTCGAATTTACAAATCCAACCTCATAAAAATAAATAAACCTTCGTTAAATGCTTCAAGTATATTCAAATTTTGCGCACAAAAAAACCGCCTTTAAAGACGGCTTCTTTATTATATTTAATTTATTATAGATATCTTTCTCATGTGATTATGTCTATCGTTATTATTTATATAGTTTTTTCTACTTCATATACTCTTCTGCATAAACTGTTGATTTAATGTTTTTTGGCATAACTAATACTGGCCACCAGAAAGGTGCGCCGCTCCATCCATCCGCACTATTCCCATTTTGTTTTATTAGAATAAGTGAAGGATCATCAATAGCAGCCCTCTTGGCGGGCACTCCATCTTGAGTTCCATTATCGGGAGCATTCATAATCCTATGTGCTCCTGGTGTTTCCTTTTTAGTATTTCTGCCTTCCCTAACTACTAAGGTAATCTTATCGCGGGTGAAGTAATCTAGAAAGGAAAGCATTGTATCCATATTTACTACATATTCGTTATCGAGTTCTATAGTTTCGTAAATAAGTTTAATAATTGTACAAGCTACATCCTTTGTAACCTCACATTCATATTGTTGCACATGATTAATATTATAGGGTGCCAAAATATCATCTATCTTCTTAATAAATGGCGTTAATTTTGTTTTACATATTGGTGTAAATCCTACCGGAAGAATTCTGGTGTGTTCTTTTAAAATATGTGTCTTGCTGACTAATATTTTATTAGGTGAACAAGGAATAATTTTACCACCTTTATCCTTTCTAATAAAAATAACACCATTATTATTTCTATTAAGTTCGAAATCTCTACGTAATTCGGAATCAAATTTATTAATTTTTACCATCTGATTATATAATTCAGTAGTAGTATAAAGTCTCGTTACAGCTAAATCCTCTTTTTTTCTATACCCAAACATTCTTGAATGTTGTAGAACGGTATCTTGCTGCATTTTTTGTGGACGTCTACCATAGCAGAACCCTATAAGATTTGAAATTGTAATTCCTCTATCAAGAATTTGTCCCCCAACAAATATATTTAAAGGAGTTCTTAATTCTAACTGGCCTTTCTCATCTAACATATCCTTAACATCATTCTCAGAATTAACAACGGAAATGTTAATTCTTTCTTTGATAGCAATATATATCTCTGGTAAAAGTTCTTCTTTGGAGATCATGTTAAAACCATATTCCTTTATGCTTTTTTCAAGTCCTTCCATCGACTCAAATATTAATTCATTTAATTTATTTATATCTTGCTCTATAAGTGCTGCCAATTGTTCTACTAGTGTAAATATAATGTCTGCTTGTCTCATATGAGAACTTTTTGCTATCTCTGTATGAATTATAAAACTAAATCTATTATTTTCATCAAATTCGTCCCCACCATTTTGGAGTAAACGAATTGTTCCAGCAACAATAAAATTTATAATTGCCTTTCGTAAACCTTTAACTTTTGAATGAGTTAAAACCTCTTCTACCTTAAAAACTCTTCTATCACTTACTTTAAGAATATCCAATTCTTTTTGCTCTATCTCCATAAACAAGTGCTTTGCCAAAGGATTTACATCATGATTAAAATAGTAATCTCCCCCAATATATCCTTCTCCATACGGAACTAATACGGTATGCGCTGGCTTAATAGGATAAATTTCTGCTCCAATTTCAAAATTTTCTGGTTGCAAATAAAGTGAGTATGGCGTAGCGGTTACTTGAATAAATCTACATTCTTCAAGACTTCCTCTAATATCGTTTATTTCACTTGCTATCTTACGGATATCAAAAAAATCTGCATTTTTAGAAAATCCCACACTTGCAAAATCAGCTTCATCGTCAATTATCATGCACTTTTTATTTGACTTTAGCGGGTAACTTTCTATAAAGAGTTTAAATCTTGCTAAATTATTTTTTTCTTTTTTCACAATAATAATCATTTTTTGTTTTAACTCAAAAGGCGTTAAATTAGTATGTATAGACATAATATCATATATTTTGACTTTTTCACCTTTGAATTCGTAACGCATTCTTGCTAAGGTTTGCTCCGACAAAGCATTCGTTCCTTTTGTAAGTACTACTGCTAAATCATATCCATTATCAAATCCTAATGCAATTGTACCTATAAAAGTTTTAGTTTTACCACTTTGAATTTTACCAAGCATCATTAAAGGTTCATTCTTCAAATCTTCTAAAAGCGTTATGCTCTTTTCAATACACTCCTTTTGCTCTTCGGTATATTCAGAACACTTTTTTAAATAAAAATCACCGTTCAACTCCATAGATAAATCTCCTTTGATATACTAAAAAATAACCTAATTACATAATACACCTAACAACATACTATGACAATAAAATTGGTTAAATTTTACGAATATACATATTAATAGTTTTATATTTTAAATATAAAGACTATTAATTGCATCTTATATCAAAGTTCAACTTTTTACTTTTAAGTTCTAAAAAACTTGTTCTTGATGGGGCATACGGTCAAGCGTGTAACGCCTAAAACAATTTGATACCCCCCACCCCCAAAGATAATTCCAAGTTATCTGTGTAGCCTACATTCCCCCGTTGATAGTCAACAACCTGGTGACGTCGAACGTGTCCAAGATGTATAATAATTCATTAATCACCCTGTTTTTGTCCTGTTTATACAGTTTATGTATGTATGAATGAGTACCCGCCGACATTGGTATTAAGTTTTCTAAACTCAATGAAAGGTCGGGTCTTTCTTTTAGTTCCCAAATATGATGAACTGTGTCCGCATATTCAAGTACACCCTCGACCATCAATTTATATATGTCTAACCCGTGGTACTTCCGCAGCACTTCGCCGCGTACCGTTAACCAGGGGATTGATTTATAAAACGCTGTGCTGTCCTTATCTCTCCTGGTTCTGTCATAGTCCTTGTTGTTCCTTGCCATACATTCAACGCATAGCCTTTGTTTAATATCTATTACCCGTCTACACCTTGGACACATTTTCTTTATTGGCATATCGCACCACCTCACAAAGTAAAATAAAAAGAACCCAGTCAACGGGACTAGGTTCTATGTGTAAAGGAGAAACACAAGTAAAAGAAAGGAGTATACACAATGAAAAGAAAAAGGAAGTAAATAAAATGACAATGGTTTGTGATACATGGCTAACTATCACTATATTATTCTACCATGTTCAAACCCCTCATGTTGTTACTTTATCGCTACTTTATCGCCCCAAAACATGAGTTAATTTATCTATTGTCTTGGTGTTTAGTTTCCTTACTCCGGAATATGAATAACCAAGAATTTCAGATACTTGGTAAAGGTCGAACCGCTTAAAGTATCGGCATTTAACTAGGCGTTGCTCTAAATCTGAAAGGGTTTCTAGTGCTGCGTCTACTATGTTAATTCTATATTGTACTTCTTCTATCATGGCTTTAAGGCGGTTTATTTGTACCTCTCTTATCATGACTTCATTCTCTACGGCTCTATTAATGGCGTTTGTTCCGCCCCCGCCTACGCTATCGTATGCCATGCCCTTGACGCCCTGGTATTCTCTTAGTAATCTTTCCAGTTCCAAAGTGTGCTGCTTTAGCTTGGATTGATAGGTTGTATAATAATATAATTCATCTTGTACGTTCATTTTATCCCCCTAAAAAAGTTACAAAGTTACAAACCCCATCTGTAACCGTGTACTTACTGGCTGTCAAGGGTTACACGCCCCGACCCCCTATATTCTCTTATTAAATAACCTTTTTATAATAAAGTAAGACACACACTCAAACATATAATTTATATTAAATGCAAAAAACCCTGTAACGTGTAACCCGTGACCATCTAGCCTTAGAGCTTCAAAGGTTACACAAAGTTACAAGGCGGTTACACTTCATTTTAAAACCCGTCTTATACTTAGAACCTCAACGGTTACACAACATTTGAATACACTCTAACCGGTGTCCCGTTCGACTTAATGACCTTGCTTTCGAACCCTCGTTTATTAACTTCACGGGCAAACATATATTTACTTAAAGCCTTGTATCCGCTATTGTTGCACCAATAAACATAGTTATCATACGCCTTGCTAACGGGTTCATCTTCGATTTTGATTTCTTCAAGAAATTGTATAATAGGGTTGTTCATCTTCTCATATTCGCTCGTCACTTTGTCCACTCCGTCAACCTTTGTGAACTCGTTGCGGGTCATAATACGTTTTAACCCGTCAATACCTAGTAATAAAAGATATTCAAGAGCTTCTTGCGTCCTTAAATCGTCGATTATGAACGGGTTATATTTGTCTTTGTTCTTGTCGAATTTAGCGTTAAACGGTATGATTATCAACCTACGCTTCAAACCGTTTGACGTGTCGTTAATCCTCGGAATGTCATTAGCTGCAAAGATGAATTTACTATAGTTTTCAAAGTCGAACGGGTCGGCACCCTTGCGCTCTACTGTAAGAGCTTCGCCCGTGACTAATTTTTTAAAAACGCTGTTATCTTCTATGTAGCCGTTCCCTATATCGTCCCCCAGGTTTAAAAGTTTGCCGTATAGTTCGGCGGTCTTGAACTTCTCCCCAAGCTCTCCAAGTCCCAAAGATGAAATATTATGACGCCCAATCAATCGTTTAAGGCACTTTAAAAGGGTACTCTTACCGTTTGCACCGTCGCCGGTTAATATGAAGCACTTACCTAGTTCATTTCTAGGAAGTAAAATATAACCTATCATTTCTTCGATTAATGCCCTCAAATCCTTATCGCTGCAGCTTATGTTGTCAAGTACGGCGTCTATAGCGGTTGACTTCGCGTCCGGATTGTAATTAGTATCAACCTTGTTCGTGATTATAATGTCGGTGTTGAACGGCTCTAGCTGCATTGTATCAATGTTTAAAAGTCCGTTCTTAACAACGACATAGTTTGTTTGACTTAGGGTCATAGGCTCACAAATAAGCTCTAACATTGCCATAATCTCGGAACGCTTCGCCTTGCCACAATTCGGAATGTGTTTAATGATATGCCGCTCAATCTCCCGTTTTTCCGGAACATACACGCCATCATGATAAACATGTAGTTGATTGTTTAGTAATATCATGTTTTCAGTGCCTTTGATGTACTTGCAAAAATCATCTAGTAATAGCTGACCCTTTTCATTAACAAAGGTCGGGGCGGTGAAACTTTCGTCCCTTAAAATTATATCTAGTTCGGTTTCTTCAAGAGGTCGTTTTAGTACATATTTGTTGATGATAAGCACACTTTGTTTAATTTCCTCTTTTTTAAATCCGTGGCTCTGCAGCTTCAAGATATAATTAAAAATTTCCTGGTTTCTCCCGTCCCCCTCTGCCATTGTTAAGAACTGGGGCGGATTATTGACAATTTGCAACCATCTAGGTAACGGGGCACACTCTGCAGCTATGAACCGACGTTCTATCCCGTCAATTTTAAGAGGTACAACCGCGTTATTTTTACCAAGTTTAATGTCTGCCATTAGTCCGATTGCCAAGGGTTTAGTGATTGAGTTCTTGCTTACGATAGTATTTTTAAAGTAGAAGTGAATACCCCTAGTTGTATATAACTTGCTGCAACTAATACCCAGGTCGTCAACTATCTTTTCCAAGGTCTTTGCTTGCTGCATGTCGTCAATATCAACCATGATATAAGCGTCATCTAATACGCCGCCGTACTCATGTAGGTGCTGCACTTCTTCCAGTGAATAGAACCCGTTGCGTCCCCTTACTCTCTCGGTTGGTCTTTTATTATTAGTTGGTATGTATCCCTTAAACACGGTTTAACCCCTCTCATTGCTCGTTTAGTTTGATTAATCTATCAAGGTATATTGCAGCCTTTTTTAAGTCCTCTATACCGTTTTTATACTTGTACCTAGTCACATATTTAATGACATTCCCCTCAATGAACCCCATTTCGTGACTTGTAATGTAGTCAAGGCACTCAATACCCTTGGTATAATATGTTGGGTGATTAATTTCCGCCATTTTGACCACCGATATTAATACTTTTCTTGATTTCGTCATGTTTGCTCTGTAACTTTGTTAATTCAGTAGCTTCTTCGCTAATTTTTTTAATTAAGTCTTTTTTACTGTCTATAGTCTCTTGAATTTCCTGGTTTATGCTGTCTAACAGTTCCACCAGGTATTTTAATAAATTGATGATGGTATCGGACTTTTTAAAGATGTCCTTTGTCCATAACTTGAATTTAAACATTATTCTTTCCCCCTATATAATCAATGTCCATTTATGCCGCTGCGGTACGCTTTGAGCTGTTCTTTATATAGCTGCGATTGTTCATACCCGCATGTCTTAAATTCGGGGCAAAATCCCCTATAGATACATTCCGCAACACATACCGACGCAATAACCGGCTCATACTCGGCAACCTTATCTAGTACCTTGCGCCATGCTTCGCGTGTTTCCGGTGCTGCCTGGGTGCAAAGACGTTTTCTTGATATATTGATTAATGCCTGGGCGTTCGCGTCAATCTCATGGATAACTGGGGCATCCTGACTCTTGTATTTCCTGTCAACTCCTGTTCTATCAGTACGCTGCGTACCTACAAAGTGAACGATACCCAACCAATGACGGACTAAATGATTGCTAACCCAGTACGGCAAGTCTGACCAAATACCCTTTATAGTTATTTTTCTAATCGGACTATGTTCACACATTAAAACGCGACGTTTCCACTCGTCAGACGGTTCACCCTGCCCGATGTCCTTGTTTATCGTGGTTCTGCAAGCGTCTGCAACCTCTCGCCATGTTCCCCCAACTCCTTTTATTCTAAATTGCATTTGTTTAAATCCTTTTCAAGAGCCAAGGTGTCGCGTCTTATTTCTGACATAATAAATTTAATTTTTAATCTTAGCGAATAACTAGCGAACGTATTAAATTCATCATGTTCCGGCATACTCTCTAAGAGTTCCGCCAATGCTTTACAATTCGCATGGACGCGTAAAACTTTTGTGTTCATTTGTTGCTCGAACGTACTAACAATTTTTCTATTCACCTTTTAGTCCCCCTTATGCTTTTAGTTCTTTGTCTAGTGAAAATGTGTCACATCTTAATTCTTTCATTACATGCCTTAATTGCTCTCTCAACACTACTGCGTCGTCTGACTGTAAGTCTTTAATAGTCGTTATGCTGCAGATTAAGTCTTTCAACTCAATACAATTCGAAACAACACACTCTAAATCAATGTCAATCTTAGCTTCTCTTATACCCCTTGGCTTTCTAATCATGATTAAATCTCTCCTCTTTTCATTTTTTCAGTTAATCGTTCTAACTTGTGGTGTATCTCCATATCAACAAAGAAGTCTAGGTCTAACATGCGCTTGATACTATGCAGCATGATTTCAACATCTGCAATTTCTTCCGCGATATGCGGTTTATTTGCAAACCCTCTAATACTCTTTGAAAGTGCAACAATTAATTCGCCCAGTTCCTCGATTGTTTGATTAATGCGTTGTCTTTCTCCATAGTGCTTTATAGCTCTGTCAATTATGTCATTATCTAGTAAAATGTTATCCATTACTTGCCCCCTATAAAGTCTTGTATCCTTTTATTTGCAATGCCTATATAATAGGTTTTGTCTAACTTACGCGGGACTTTCGCCCCTTTGATATTCTCGTTTAATATGAAGCACCGCGGCGGTGTGTTTGCGATTTTCTCCACCCGCTCGGAATTCTTCACCTTGAAAACACCCTGGTCATTATCTGAACGGCTTGCAAACACCCTCAAAACGCGCTCATTTAGTTTCGTGTTGCCATATAGTCCATATTGATATTTAGATGATACTTTAACGATTTTTTGAAACTGTATTAGCTCATTACATTCATTGATTGTCTGCTCTACCGGAACCCCTTTAGTTAGGTTCTCAACAACCGCTTTATTAACTATTGGTAAATCATAGTCCAGGGGGTTCAGTTTCTTAACATATGCCCCCTTGGATTTATATTTCCCTTCCTGGTCTACAATGATATAGTTGTTAACGTCCTTTTGATATACACCCGCATAGAGGTCAAACTCTAATATCATACGGGTTCGGCTCTCCCACTCTCCGGCAACTGCCTTAATCGTCGGTAAATCGTCCATGCTCTCAATCCTTACAAGAATACCGTCCGTGTTAGATTGGATTATCTGACAATGAGGTTCTAACTTCTCAATGAGGTCTAAAAGCATTAATTGACCATTGATACAAACGTTGTTTGCTTGCAGCGGGTCATATAGTGGGTTGTGCCTGTCTTTCATTGCCCCGTATGTTGCATTGAGTACGATTTTATACGGCTGTTGCATAGGGTTCTTTGCTGCCTTTAGCTCTAACCTGGATTTATATATCTCCTGGTATTTGTTCGGGTCTGATATGTTCCGGCTTGCGAACCCGTATTCTATCATCAATGATGGGTAGAAGCTCGCAACGTCCATATTTACAAAGATACCTTTACCGCCATACTTGGAAACAGCACCATGTAAGCCGCCCCAGGCGAACACATGAGGAACGCCCGCAACGTCTATTTCTAGCTTGCTATCATAGTCCAGGTTTAACGGGTTCTCGTACCATTCCATAATACTGCGGTACTTGTTTAATCTGATTGTGTCTGCAATCGTGATATTAAACTCGTCGTTGTGTGCTTTACTACTCGCCCCCAAGATTTTGGCGGATAATTGCGCCTTTGTCTTGGTGACAAATGCAAGGGGTAACTTGAACGCCTTTAATAGTGACAACTGGCTTTCAAACTCCTGGGCGGTTGCTTCAAACACCTTGATAGTCTGCTCGACGTCATGTTTACAATATTGAATGACTTCTTGCAGCTCTGCAGCGGTTAACTTTCGGTCAATGTCAAAAGGAACGCTTGTTTCCTTGATACTCTCACCCATGAACCCCTCTAATTGCTTTAAACCGTGGAATGAGTTCATCACGTCATAGTTGAATAGCTGAATACCTCTAATTAATGATGAAAATGTTGCCCCGTGCTGCCCCTGGTTGATAATATGGTCATTCATCTTGTAAGGCTCTAACCCCGCTATGATACATTTTAAAATAAACTGGTCATAGTGCCGTGAATTGTACCCTATCCAAATGTTATCCTTGTTCTTTGTATAGAAGTCATACAAGGCGTCTGTATCGTTGCATATTACCGTCACGCGGTTATTTAATGCGTTCTTGATAACAACTAACCAATCATATTTAAAAACCTCAAAGTCATAAAAAAGCATGTCTTACCCCTCTAGTTCTTAGATGTTAAAAACGTCTGCAATAACAATAGTGTCTTTTGCGTTTGGTGTGTACTTCACTAGATACTCATGTTTATATGGCAATTCTTCAAACATGGCATTAACTAGCTGCGTATAAGCGTCTAGACTCTTTGCTGTTACCGGTTGGTCACTCTTTAAACTTCTTAACATTTCATTAGCCTTGTGAAGTCCGAACGCGTTCGTCAACACCTGGTTAAAGAAAAGCTTGTTGTTTGCATAATCACCGTCAAGGATTGTGAACCATATTGACAACATGTCCGATCCTTTTTTACTTTTCTTAATCTCCATTTTTTCAATCGCGGCTTCATACTCTCCGGCGGGCACTTCTCTAAACTCCCCAGTTCCACCCCCGTTTTCTGCTATCTCTTGCGCTTCTTGCATTAGTGCTTCAAAATCCATAATTTAAACCCTCACTTTTTATTATTTTTATTGTTCTGCAGCTCTACGTCTTTTCGGTGTTGCTTTTTGTTCTTCTTGCGGTTCTTTTGTGTCTTCCGGCGCAACATTCGGACGCGAAGAAGTGTTTTGCACGGTCATTGTAGGCGGTGTATAGTTTACGTTAATGTCCGCTTTTTCAATGGCTGCTGCAAGTGCTCTTGTGTCTAGTGGTATTTCATCAACCCCAAAGTTAAACCTTGACCCGCCGAAAATGTACGGACTGGCTTTAAACTTCATCTTTCTATCGTTGCCGTTGGCTTCTACAAGAACGGTCATGTCAACTATTCCGGCAATAACCTCGGCAAAGGCTTCTTTAAGGTTCGGTCTATAAGTTGTATACTTAGCCGCACCCCTGGTCACCTCACCCGTAGCAAGTTTGGATATTAATATAATTCTATACCCGATATTTTTAAGGCGTTTCATGGTGCTTAAAAATTCAAGCCTTATCATGTCATACCCTTTACCATATCCCCCGTCTTGCTCATGTTCCCAACCATTTTTGTCATACATGTATAGACGGCAATGTTCAAGCATATCCTCAACCAAGTCCACACATACATTTTTAAAGTCTGTCGGGTTAGTTTCAAGCTCTGCAATGACGTCTTTGAACACTTCCCAGGCGTATTTTCTTTTAGGCTCTTTTCGCCCCTCTTTAAGAATTTCATCTTTAATTCTAATCACTGGACTTGTGATTGCGTCGGTGTTCCCGTCCGTGTTTAGCATTAAAGTATCGTCTAACTGGTCAACAAACGTTGTTTTTCCAGTATATGACGCCCCATAAACCCACATATCCGGATTGCGGTCAATTTCAATAGTTCTTCGCTCGTTTTTTGGTATTACCATGTAGTTTTCCCCTTTCTGACAATAACTTTTGAACTTGCACCAATCACATAATTTACTAGGATTCTTTTCAAACACCGTTGTATTATATATCTTGATACATATACGAAACGCGTCTGCTACTTTCTGCGGGTCGTATTCTATGTATTCAATAGTTGGCTGCAGCTCTGCAAGTACGCTTTTAAGTCTTAGCCTAAATTCTTCTAGGCTCTCCGTTTTCTTCTGCCTTATAAATGTCTTAGGCACAAAGATAAACGCCATTTTGCGAACCTCAAACCCCAGTTTTTCAAGATAGTATTTATATATGTGTAGCTGCATGGATTTTAGATAATAGTCCACATTGTTACTATACTTGAAGTCGTACAAATCGACGCTGCCGTCTGCATTATACGCGATTAAATCCGCCGTACCCTCAAACCCGTCTATGTTAAACTTGATTTCATGTTTAAAGTCAACATAATCAAAACTATCAACAAGGTCTAACACCTTGGGAACCAGGTTTTCAAGTTTAATCGCTTCATTAATCTGTAAATCTGTAATGACCCTATATTGGTTGAAATACAATTCAAGTGCCTGTTTTACGTCCCCAGTTTCACAACCATAGTGTAACACCGTCCCGATTATTAGCGGGTTTTGTGCGTCCCCTGTTGGGTAGGTATCAAGTTCTTGATTATATTCAAGGTCATAGTTAAAGGGGCATTTCTCAAACGTGCCTATTGCACTTTGTCGCATTGTATCCCCTCTATTCTGCTATCAATATTTTATGCAAATCAATCCCCAGTACGTCCATATATGCCCCCAGTGTATCCAGTGTAACATTTGCCCCGCTCTCCATACGCTTTACATTGCTATATGGTGCGCCTATGGCTTTAGCCATCTTATAGACGTTAATCCCCTGTTGTATTCTAATTTTCTTTAAGTCCGATAAAAACCCCACTCTATTGAACACTATGAACCCCCGTAAATTCTTCTAGTTTAGCTTTAAACGTTTCAAAATCTTTGGGGTATAGTATGACCGCCATGCCCCCCGCGCCGTTTATCATTTTAATCTCTCTAAGCTGCAGCGGTGACGGTTTCCCCTTTTCTGCCTTGACTTCAATGGCTATAAAATAACCATTGATACATGCCAATATGTCCGGTATTCCCGCCTGTTGTAATCCCCCTCCCCATATTTTGTAATGGTAGGAGTTCGGCAACGTGCTTAAATACCTTTTGATTTTGTTCTCAAATAGTTTTTCTCTCATACAAGTATCAACTCGTTTATCTTACCGTAACCGTTAATACTCTTTAATTGCTTCATGCTGTTGCTGAATATGAATATATTGCCATCAATAACAACCGCTGCATTATAATCCATTTGACCCGTGATAAAGCACGGAATAGGCATAATATAAATGTCGTCCTGGGTGAATTTCCCCTCATTGTTTAACATGTCGTGTAAAAATCCCACCAACGCCCCTATACTGTTGTCAACGGACAACGTGTCATATTGTCCCAATGCCTTTGTTTTAAACTCATTCAATGATGTTAACCCTAGCATTGTTTTAGGCTGCTTGCATTTAATACAATACGTGTACGTCTTAGCCTTAAACACTCCTTTGACCCCCTCGCTTCTCAAATAGTTTTTCTGTGTAATCTTGGCGACTCTCCAAGGTCTTTAAAATATCCTGTTCGATTGATTGCTCAACGATTAAGAAATAATAAAAACATGTCTTAGATTGCCCCATCCGGTGAATACGCTTCTTGCTCTGCTCGAATAATTCCGACGATAGCGGCAAAGTAAAATATACTAGATGGTTGGCTTTTTGGAGATTTAACCCCATTGCCCCCGCCTGGTACTGTACCAATGTGACACTATCGTTTTCACTATTGTATGCTGCAAGGTCATTCACCGCACCATTAACCACGCTCACCGGTTTATGAAGTGTTTTGCATATACTTTTTATCGCGTCTAGCTCTGACGTAAAGTTGTAAAAAATAATAACCCTGTCGTTTGTGCTCTCTAATAGCTCTGTAAGTTTGTCCAGTTTATTTTCATTGTACTGTCCGCATAGCTGCCGCAGATATAACATATATGTTAGGGTTCTGTTTCCTACCAATTCAACCCCGTCAATAGTGATTAACTTGTCTTTCTTGAACCTGTTGTATTGCTGCGTGTTCTTTACGCTCAATAGATTTATAACTTGTTCCGGCAATGTCAAAACGTCCTCGGATTTCATAAACACCGCGCCGTATTTTGCAAGCTGCCGTTTCAAGTGGTTCACATTTTTATAACCGACGATTTTTTCCATCTTAAACCCGCCTATGTCTATCATATGGGTTTTGATGTAGTTCTCATAAAACGCCTTTTTTGTAATCGTCCAACCCAAAAGGCGGCATTGACTATATAATTCCTCATACTTTCCACCCGTGGGCGTTCCGCTTAAAAGAACAACGTTGTCGGGTTTAAGTCTTAGGACGAACTTTCCACGTTTAGAACGCTCGTTTTTTATATAGCTGCTTTCATCAAGCATTAAGGTATAGTTTTTTAATTTTAATAGTTCGGGTCTGCGCCACGCTGTTTCATAGTTCACAATGAGCACGGAACGGGGTTCTAATGGCTTCTTTTGCGGCTTGGTATAGTCTACAATGTTATAGTCATAGAACGTTTTAAAATGCTCTTTCCAGTCCTCTATTTTGGACTTTTGACATATTAGTAAATTATACGGTGCTGCAAGATCTTTCATCTTTTCCGACCCTACGAACGTTTTTCCAAGTCCCATGTCTAAGTAATAGGCGACACGGTTTTTATCCTTGGTTTCTTTGATTGCCGTTACCTGGTGCGGCTGCAGCTTAACTTTTGACATATCCTAAGTGCTGCTTAATGTCCGCTAATCCGTCCCCAAGCTCTTTGAGTAATTTATCATACTCTTTAACCTGGTTTTTCATGATTAGCCACATGGACAACATACCGACCAAATAACCCATGATATACGGAAACATTACACCCCACCCATTAGGAAAAATATGGTCTGTGGTTCTTCAATCTTCAAAACTCTAATCAGTCCATTTACTTCCCTTATCGTGAAATTTCCATCTTCTAATTTGCTGCGTAATGTCTTTGCTGCAATCCCTAGATAATCGGCAACCCCCTTGATGGTTAGGTCGTTTAACTTGATGTATTTCCGTATAATACACCCGCTATTCGTTGTGATTTTACATGATGTCATTTTGTGAACCCCCTATCATTTTATGAAGCGGCGCCTTGTTCCTCCCCACGAGATAATTGTATCCTACCGCGTCACTTTTGTAAACATAAGTTGTTAAATTGTACCTTTACACGCTTAAAATGTTTCTTTTAACGCAACTTTTTGTTTGTTTTTGCCCCTAAACTGTGCTATCATATTTATAAAGTATAAAATTAAAAGGGGCTATTATAAATGAAAGACAAATCATATGAAATTGATCAAAAGGTCTTAAATGAAAATATAAAAACGCTAAGAAAGAAGCGTGGTTTTACACTTGAAGAGTTGGGTGACAAAATCGGTGTTAGTCGCGGAACTATTAGACGATATGAAACGGGTGAAATTGAAAACATCAGTACCACAACCATTGTGAGCCTTGCGAACGCGCTTAAAGTAACACCCGCACAGCTCGTAGGTTGGGAACATATCGGAGATACCGGAAACAATGTTGTGGACGAAATTATTTCACGCCTGGAAAAAATGGATAATGAACAACTTCAATCTATTTTGACAATGATTGACGCCGTATCTAAAACATGGGGGGACACGTTAAAGTGACCCTCTTTTTTTTATCAAATTTCTCACCACTAGAGCATAACACAAAAGTAAACTGTTTTGTTTATGTAATTACTGCCAAGGAAAAAACTTCATAAACAGCTTACATAATCAGCTAGATACAAGCAAACACTATAATTAATAAAGGAGATAAAAAGATGGAGAATTGGAAAACAGCGGGTAAAAAACTTAGAGAACTACGTAAAGAAACGGGATTATCAATCTATAAAGTGGCGCGCGCGATAGGAGTATCGGGTAACTACATAAGCCTACTAGAACGCGGTCAGCAACAACCCTCTGACGCGGTTCTGATTAGCTTATGCGATTTTTACAAGGTTGAACGAGCAGTCTTATTCGACTTATACAATCGGGTTGAAACAACCAAACTAGATCAAATACTTGCTGATCCATCACTTAGAAAGATATTAAACCAAATGAGCACTGATAAAAAACTTTCCAGTGAAGATTTAGCAAGCATTGAAACTGAATTACAAGTCATCAAATATAGACTTGATAATAACAAGGAGTGACATCATTGATTCTAACTAACAGTATTAAAACCTATGAGCGGTTTGTAGTGCATTTATTCGGTTATAAACTTGTAATACACTTAGAGGAAGTCATCTTGCTGCTTGCAGGTCTATTTCTTGGGATGTTAGTCATGGCTCTGCTTGCGGGAAACTTTATCTATAGACTATATAAGATCGAGGATATGGGAAAAAGTAAAATTCAGCTGTTACGAACGAATCATGACGGTAAAACAAAATATGTTGCAGCATTTAAGAGCTTTTCGGAAACGATTGAACAAATCCTATTGCTCTCATTTAGTCCGTTTTTTACTGTCAAACGTTATACACTGCGCGACGAACAACGTACCAAACGATTTTTAATTATAATGTCAATTATTGCTGCGATTGTTATATGCTTTGCAATCATATCCGTTTCAACCGTATTTGAACCTATTCCATTAACTCCTTAATTTCCCCGTTATATTAACGGGTCTTTTTTATCGTGAGAAATGTTGAAAATTCCTATCCCCTCTCTTAGATTTTACATGAATACAATCTGATCTATTCCTGACCATTCACTTGGTTCTGTCGATAATGGTAAGCCATTATCAAAATTAAATAAGTCCTCTACGGTTTTAACTCCATTAAGTTCAAGGCTCTTTAATTCTTTTAGTGCACTTCCCCAACTCCAACCATTACGCCCCGCCTTTGTCATTGAGTTCTCAATCAGCTCCACTTCAAATCCTCTTTTAATCAATGCGTTAATTTCTTGTTTGACTGCTACGGTTGGTTTTTTACCAAAGTTACGATTAAAACTTTTATATAGTGTATCATCAATTATAACGACTGGAACACTGGCTGTTCTTAGTAAAGTAATGTTATTGTTATTTATATTATTAGTATTATTATTAGTATTTATATTATTATAGGGTGCTTTTTCTGCACCTATTTCAATTTGATTAGGTGCTTTTTCTGCACCTTTTAAGCTATGTATAACTTTTTCTGCACCTATTGAATTATCCTCTATTTGAATTTCATTACCATGGGGATTTTGGGTTTTCTGTTTTGATTTTTTAAATCGCTCTTCAACTTCATACGGCTTAAAATAAATTTTAAAAGTGCGACCAACTGCCACGCGTTCTATTAAATTAATTGTGCCACATGATAACTTTTCAAACGCTGTTATAACTAGACGCTTTGATACATTGCATATTTGCATTATTTCTTTTTGCTCAAATATAACAAACGCCCCCTTATCGTCGGTATATTTGGGGTTCATCTGAGAAAGATTAAATCTAAATCTCAATAATGAATAGATTATCTTTTCGCTTGCTGTCAAATCTTCTCGTGCTAATATTTCGAATGGTATAGGTAAACTTAGGGTTTCAGTAAACATGTGGGTCACACTCCTTAGGTCTTTATTATGTTTGTCTTGAATATCATGCGTCCCTCATGCTAAAATGTAATTAAGGACGTCACGAACTTAGCGGTTGGATTGTTCTTTATACCCCAAGGGTTGCCGCCCATGGGGTATTGTTTTTATAATTAAATATTTGTACTCTATTTAACATTCTCAAATCATTTATGCTATTTCTTGGCTTTTGTTTTTTTTTCTAACCAACTTTCAAAGTCCAGTCTTTTAACTCTCCAAGATGTACCTATCCGAAAAGATGGAAAACTTTTGTCTACTTCTCCCGCAAACAGTGCATAGGTCTGACCTTGTGATGTTTGTAAAATATTTTTTACTTGTTTTACCGTGAAACACTCTAAATTCGTCATTCTGTCATTATCCCCCTTATTGTCTTGTTTAAAATGTTCATATTTAAGCTTGATTGTATATATTCAACCACCAGATGTCATTATAACCATATCTCGAATATTGACAACCTACAGTTTGCAAATATTAATTCATATATTACACTATACACTTTCAGTTGTCAATTATGCTTGTAAAATATTATTTTGACAACTGACAGTATGCTATGATAGTATGTTTTCAAAGGAGGTGATTAAAAATATATGAAAATGATTAAAAAGTATAGAGAGCAAAAAAAAATAAGTCAGAGAGAGCTAGGAAGACGTATTGGACTAAGTGGTCAATACATTGCCAAGTTAGAAAAGGACGAAAATGCTAATCCTACAAAAGAAACACTTCAAAAAATAGCCGACGAATTAGACGTTTCTGTCAGTGAATTGTTTGAAGAAGAAAAATTTGCCGAGGATATACAAAAATCAGTGATATATGATTTTCTAAAGTCGATAGGCTATGTTGTAACAGATTGTACGACTGACGAAACAAATCCTATAATACAAATATCAAAAGAGACTTCCAAGAAAAAGACAAATCTGTCCTCTACATTTAAGGGGAATGATATTCTAAATTTAGAAAATGACATTTTAAGTTACATTGAATATCTAGTTTACAGACACTCGAGAAGGGACTAATAAGAGAATGGCTACAATATACAAGAAGAAAAGGAAAAACAAAGACGGGACAGAATCTATTTCATGGTATGGAGAGGTAACAATAAATTATAAGAAAAAATCGTTTTCGGCTAAAACCAAAAAAGAGGTTGCCGAAAAAATAAGAGCCTATGAAACTGATATGAATATCTATGGTAATACGTTAGAAACTACCCCAATATCATTAACAGAATGGACAGAAAAATATATGTTTTCAAGTGTTCTTCCCTTGGTTTCTTCTAGCACTTTTGACCGATACAAAGGGATTTTTGACAATTATATAATCGGTTCAGAACTAGGCAACATGTACATTAAAAATATTCGTCAAATCCATGTGCAAGATTATTTTAATGCACTTACTGCGTTATCAACTGGAAGTATGAATAAAATAAAATTTTTACTTAACGGCTCTTTTAAAAGCGCTATTAAAAACAATCTAATACGCATAAACCCTTTGGATGGGTTCAAACTCCCATCAAGCCAAAAAGATGAAAAAACAATTGAAGTCTTTACACTTGATGAACAAAAAGAGTATATATTAGCACTTGGAACTGAAAAATATGGATTTCTATTTTATCTGACACTATATACTGGCATGCGTCTTGGTGAGGTGATCGGCTTAAAATGGGACTATGTGAATTTTGAAAATGGTGTTATAGTAATTATTGAAACACTTAAACGAAGTAAAGTATACAACGCCAAGGGAGAATATGAGGTTAAGAATGTAACAAAATCTCCAAAGAGCAACAAGGGCAAACGAGAAATACCCGTTCCAAGTTTTTTACTGTCTAAACTTAAAGAACTTGAAGAAGCTGCAACAAGTGAGTATGTTTTTGCAACTTCAAACGGTACTCCATTAAGTGCTACTAATATAAGAAAGTACCATTTAAGGGCATGCAAAAAAGCTAACGTCAAGACGATTTCGTTCCATGCCCTTAGACATACATATGCAACACGCTTACTAGAAGCGGGGGAACATATTAAGACAGTTCAAGAACTATTAGGACATGCAGACATTAGCACAACACTAAATATCTATACCCATGTTCTTCACGAAACAAAAAAGAGCGCTGCTGATAAGCTTAATGCGCTTCATAATACCATGTTTAAAGATGAAAAAAACTAACTACCGTCCATTTACCGTCATTTTTTTTAATAACTTCTTGTATTCATTGATATTCAAAGCCTTATTCTCTACCGACTCTTGTCTTGGTAAGGCGGAGGTCGGCGGTTCAAGTCCGCTCGGGAGCTTGCTTGAAAACATTGTATTATAAAAGAAAAAGGGCACTTTTAGGTGCCCTTTTTCTTTTATAACCGTTTAATAGTTAGTAGTATTTTTACTATTCATAAAACATTGAAGCAAATGTGCTGATCGGTATAAGTCTAGCATCTCTTTCTTCCAACATAGCCATAGGGAAACTTTCCCTTTCATGGTTTTTTACAAATTCTAGCGTAAAACTAAAATCATCAAAAGATAGTACTCTGCCTATTCTCCAAGTTTCAACAGTTTCCATTTCCACAGGGTCAAATTTATGACATCTAATTTGCACCTCATCACCTATTTTCATGGGATCACGCTCCTTTGTGATATTATACCACTAACCATTAACCAATATTCAGTTGATAAGATTTTCCATTTGTTTAGCTTAAAATAGGATTTGAGAGATTCTTCGTATAAGCTATAGGTCTGTTTGCTAAACATTTCTAATATATAAGATGTCTATGCGAAAAGTGATGTGCATTTCATGTCCATGATTACTCCAATTTTTATAGGATCAATACATACAATACTTATAGGCTGGATATCTTAACTAAGTAAAATTCATGCGACAATTAGAGGTGCCCTATGCGAACTACTTGTAAATCGAAATTATTAATATTAGTTATTTTACTCATGCCTATTATTTTTTCATATCTTCCTCTAAAAGCTATCTCAGATGTTCCTGTAAGTGACACTGAGCATAAGAGAATTATGACACAATTTATCTCTGAGCTAAAAAGTATTCAAAACAGGATCCTCGGAGCATCTCAGCTCGCTCTAGACGAACCACCTGAGAACATCAGCCTAACTAGAGATATTAATTTAATTAATAACGATATTTCTAAACTTCGTCAGCGCGTAATAGAGTATAATTCCGATATTCCATCTACTGACTTAAGGAATAAAGATGCTTTATTTCTCCGAAATGCTATTAATGACAGCCAAATTTCCTTATATCAATTAAGTGAAATATCTCAAACAACTACTAATCTTGAGAAGATTTTGCTTCTCGAGGATTTTTTTGAATACAAAAAGTCTGGTGAACAAACGCTTGTGAATTTAGAAAATATGATTACACGATACTAATTAACTATATTTATTTATAGAGCCTGATTATTTAATTTTCAGGCCTTTTGCGTTTTTACTTATAAAAAGGCAATTCTATTCTTTTATTGAAGTAATTACCTAAATCTTATATAATGAGCTCAAAAGTGAGGATGATTATATTTAAAAAACAATAAAGTTTTTATGATTAAAGCTCATATGACTCACTCTTTTTCATAGGGGACATATATTAGTAATAAATACACCTGTCTATTGTGATACTGGATTTAAAAGGGAGGATTTATATGTTTGATTTTAAATTTGATTGGGATAAATCAGTTGAAATAGGTGTTCCTGAAATTGATTCTCAGCACCAAGAACTTTTTAGGATTGGAAGAGAAGTTAATTATATGCTTCTCATTAATTTTAATAACATTACTGAGGATCAGTTATTAACTATTGTTGGTGAACTTAGGAATTACATTACGTACCATTTTTATTATGAAGAAGCTTTTATGAATGAAATTAATTATCCTAACTTTTTAGCTCATAAAAATAGTCATCAAAACTTTAAAAATAAAGTTAATGCACTTGATTGTGATAACCTTAGAAGTTCATTTAAAATTTTAAAAGAATTACTTGTAACTTGGGTCTTTGAACATGTTCTTGTAGAAGACTACAATCTCAAAGCTTTTATAAATACTTAAATATTACCTTAAACACCTTATTTACCCTCAAGTATATCCTTCTTATTGATTTCAGGTTTTATTATTAAAACCTGAAAGATTATAATATCCATCTCTCTATTGTATTATATTCTCTACGATTGCCTGCAATCTCTTTTAACCATTCATCTATCTGGTCCTTATAAAAATACTGTTCATTATCTACTGTAAAATATGGAAACATTATACCCGAAAAACTTCCTGTCTCATTTAGTTTAATTCTTTCTGTTTCAATAATTCCTTTAACTTTTTCTTCGGGCATATTTAAGTACTCAGCGACCTGCGTCAAATTTAGAACTTTATTATTTCCAAATGAATATGTATTTGATTTTTGTATATTTGCAGCGCTAATAGCTCTTCCAATAAAATAGCCATTAAAAATAATGGATACTCCTATAAATAAAATAATACTTGCCATCGCAAAATTCTTTTTGAACATCTTATTTCCTCCTTTTTAGTAAATACTCTTTAATTATAAACTATTTTTCAAATTATTCTACCTGTTTCATTTAATCAAAAACCTCTCTCCATAACATCCAGTCTTTTACTGTTTACAATATCTCCTATTGGTTTTATAATTTAAGTACATAGATTATTTTAAAAACCATTCATATGAAACTTAAAATTATAAAGAAGTGTTGTCTATATTAGGACACTTGTCTTAATATTTAAAATGATTCACTTACTTGATTTATTTAAGGGGCTAAACAAGGCCTCTTTTTTATATGGCTTTATCTTATATTCTATTGTACAAAAAAAATAACAGACACTCTTTCTCAGGGTCTGTTATTTTTATATAAACTTATTATAATATCTTCTATCTGGCTTTTGGCATTAGATTATGCACCTACTGGCACATCAGGTTTTTGTTCCAGCCAACCGATTAGCTTATCGTATTGTTCTTTATTAAGATCATTAAGACTCTCTAGCTTACATAATGTTTTAAGTCCATTTGCATCAAATCCTTTGCGCATACCAATCGCATAGAGTCTTGAAAGCTGTTTTTGAGTAACTTTGTAACCACTGTTTTTTACAGTATTTGTTTTATCTAGTCCACTTGCCATGTTGCCGTCATCATCCTCATCAGTCGTAACAATTCCTAAAGCACACTGCAATGAGTATCGCCTTAAATACGTTACTGTTGCCATAGATTGCTGCACATTGCCGCTAATCTTGATTTGCAAGGGTTCAAATTCTATAAATTCTCCTGTTTCATGCAAAAGCATTGTAGAGACACTAATGACGTCCCCATTCATGGTTCCATTGGTATTCTGCAAAAAAGATAAACCATGTTTTGCAAGTATAGGTCTTATAGATCCAACAATATCTTCAAGCGTTGTATACGTTGATTTGAAAAAAGGATTAGCTGATGTTCTTTTAAGAGTCTCTGCTTCACTCTGAAATTTAACAATTGCTTCTGCAATATTTTTAATACTCTCTGATTTATTAACCAT